ATAAAATAACTAACCAGTTATCTTTATTGTTCTAATAAGTTATATATACCATATATAGTATGTTTTAGGTACCTTACTACATATAGTACCACTATATCTAGTACCCCTTTAACAGCATATTTTTAGGGGATAAACAACGAAGTTGTGCACCCCCTAGATTTAACCCTACCCTAATTAATTCCTTGTTTAAACAAAGTACTATTTTAAAAAGTATTGTTGTATTTCTGTAGAATAATTATTCTTAGTTACCTCAAAATAAAACATTGTTTAAACAAAGTACCTAGTTTTTTATTAATCTAGAGAGGGGTAGGAGGATTAAAAAGAGTGGGAAAAAAAACTTAAAGAAATACCATGTTAATTTCAAATATGTGTTAAGCTGTTATTACAAACAAAACATAAGGAGAAATTATGAAACAATTACAGGCTACAAATACATTACATTTAGAGCATGTAACACAAAAGTGGAATGGTACTAGCGAAGAATGGTTAGAAAAATTAGTTAATCATTGTTTAAACATTCTAGAGATTAAGGGCATAAATACAAGTAAGTGGGTAGGGAATGGAATCAAGATTCATATTTCCAATACTCGTGGCGTTAAAACTAAAGCTAATGGTTATCAAGGTAAAGCCCTAGGTGTTTGCTATTCAACTAATTGCTCAGGTGATGGCTACAGAGAAATAGAAGTAGATAGAGAATATTCTCAACTAGATACATGGAAAGTAATCAAGACTGTAGCTCATGAGGTCACTCATGCTGTTTTACCATCTGATTATGGTCACAATTATGAATTTTACAAAATTGTGAGAGATGTATTTGGTCTAGTTGGAAAATGGGCTACTCCTCAATATACAGAGGCTACTAAATCATTGTTTAAACAATTTGTTGAAATAAATGGTTTGTTTCCTCATGCAGGTATAAATTACATGGGTAAAAGACAAACTACTAGAATGGTCAAGGTAGCTTGTTTAAACGCTGAAAATTGCGTTGGAGGTACTCAAAAAAGCTACGACCAAGGTTTTGGTTTAATCTTTAGACTATCTTCAGCAAGTATAAGACTAGCCAAAGAAAGTGGAAATGCTATCAAATGCCCTGTTTGTCAAGGTAAAACATGGAATGAAACATTACCAACAGGTTTATATCAATAAACCTGTAGTTTGCTAGGAGGGTATTTGTTTAAACAACTACCCTCTAGGGAAACTAAAAAGTAGTTTCTAACGATAATAAATGGGAGAAATAAAAAAAATGATAGAAATAAAACTAGGCGAAAACAGAACAGTCACACACAAGGTTACAACTGTAACTAAGGATAATGTGAATGAATTAGTTAAAGAATATAACTACAAAACAGAAAAGAAAAACCATGTTAAAGAGGACCTACTTTCCAACAATGGAGTAGCTAGGTTAGTTGTTTAAACAAGGATATTTTTTAAATACCATGTTTAAATTAAAAGTATGTTAAGATAGTATTACAAACAAAGGAGAACAAATGTGTAAGCATAACTATAGATTAATGTTTAGGGGTTATACCAAAGACTATTTTTATCAATGTAAAATCTGTGGAAAAACAAGGGTATCAAGTAAAAAACTAGAAGAGATTGTTTAAACAAGGAGGTGAGAAACATGACAATACTTAATGGAAACAACATCAGTACAAGTATCAATAGTTATTCAGTATGGCTTGAGGTACATGTTGAGGGAAAGTCAGAACCTATTATGATTCACCCATCAGCATTTGAGATGTTGAAAAAATCAATGGACAAGGCAAGAGAACTTTCTTCTCTTGATGGCGATACAGCTATTAAAGAATGGGAAACTTTTGCAAAGCAAATAAACAGTAGGGCATAATAACCCTACTGTTTAAACAAGGACATTTTTTAAATACCAACTTTATTTATAAGATGTGTTAAGATAGTATTACAAACAAAAACTAAGGAGAATAAATGAATAACTATAAAACAAAAACAATAGGCGAAGTATCTGTAGATAGTGGTCAAGTATTATTAATTGACCCTTGCTACATAAAGAAAGATACATTAGGCAACGAGGAGTTTAATTACGATTCTAAAAATGATGAGTATTTAAATGACCCTACGCTAGACAACAAGAAAAACTTTTACACAAATATTTGTGAGAGAACTCTTGTTGGAAATGGGTATGGAAATACCATGTCAGGATTTGCAACAGGCACAACTCATGGTGATGGAACTTATGCTGTCAAAGGTATCTTTGATGATAGCGACCAATTGCAGGGTATCTTTATCAGCTTTGTGGGTAACATGAACGCAGAGTTTAGCGAAGAAGATGAGGACGACAATTGGTTTTCAGACGAAGAATACTAATCAGTTGTTTAAACAAGGAGGAATAATGAGTAAATCTTATGAAACATATAAACAAATGCTTATAGAAGATAGTGCAATGTGTTGTTATGAAACTACAACTACTCCACCATATTTCAAAGCATTAAATTGTGATTGTGAGGAGGAATAATGGCTAATCAAGTACGACAATTTCAGGGATATGTCAATCAATCTATGATGGACGCAGGTAAGCACACTGATGAGAACTATTTAAAGATAATGACTAGGTTGTTTAAACAAGGACACTTAAACTTTGAACAGGTCTTTATGTTTATGCGTACCCTAGCAAGGAACTACACTAAGAAAACTTATGTGGATTATCTTAATAGTAATTGGGATATAAGAACGCAGTTGATAGATACTGTGGATTATGGGTGGATTACTAAAGATGGGGAATACACAGAACATTGTTTAAACAAGCTAAAAGAAATGGGATTTGAAAAAACCCTAGGCGAATCAACAATAACAGAGGAGGAATAATGGAAGACATGCCTATTTATACAGTATTTGTATCTTTTCACGCAAGAGATTACAAAGATGCAGAGGAATTTGTATTAAGTATGCAACCAAGCGATTGGTTAGACCATTTAGAAGAGGAGGAATAATGGTTATAAAAGTATATCAATTGGAAAAAGCAACAAAGATATTTGACCAATTTAGTAAAGAGGGATTTGTTATGGACATGTGGAACTACAACGAATTTCTTTATTGGTGTTTCTTAGGAATGGAAGAACATAAGGAGGTGAAATAATGGAGGACATATATTTTGACAAAGAAAATTATATCAAATGGTTTGAGTTAGCTTACAAGACCAACTTGTTTAAACAGGAAGACCCATACATGTACATGTGTGAGGATAGTGATACTGTTTATTTCAAGCATGGTATAACTAGGCAATACCTTAACCTAAATAAAAGTGTAGAGGTTGTTTAAACAGCTACATTTTTTATTGACAATGTTTATTTACAATTGTGTTATAATGGTATGACAAACTAAGGAGGACGAACAAATGGAAGAAATAATTGGAACTATATTTATGTCACTAATGTTTGGGCATTTAATATGGACAATACAAAAAAGAATAGGGGGTAAATAATGGGAACATTATATTTAGATATAGGTAATGAGTGCGTACATTGTAGGCAAGATACTAGTTTTGGTAGTGGTAGATGGGTTAATCGTTATCCTGCTGAAATACTTGATGAAGAAAACGACATAGTCTTAGATGGTTATTGTTGTGATGTATGCGAACAAGAGTATATAGATAGCTTAGATAAAGAAGAAAGAGCTAGATATTTAGGGGAGGAGGAATAATGTTATTAAATCCTAAAGAAGATACAGAGCATTTAGATTACGCTTGTAATCAAATGTTTGGACATACAGATTGGGAATTTGTAAATCCAAAACTATTAAAAAGATTTGATGGCGAAAACTATACAGTAGTTTTGTTTCATCACGAAGATACTAGAGAGGAAGAAGAATAATGAGTTTTGTTAATCAAATAGATTGGACTTGTGGTTGTATGCGTATGACAGAGTTTGATTATAGAAGTGATAAAGAACGAACAGTAGGTAGAAGTTATTGTAAAAAACAAAATTGCGATAGGAGGAATAATGTACAAAGTAATTAAGGACAGAACACTACCTAATAAAAGAGCGTCTGCTTTTTACAAGTCAAGTGAGGCAGAGCCATTAAAAGTAGTGGAATACAATGGAAGACAATTTCAAATTGAGGCATTTGGAGATGTTGAATTTTACTATGATGACCAAGTCTATCGTTGTCTTAGTGAGATAGCTGATATTAAATCTGATGTTGATTTTTTCAATGCAGATTTAAGTGGAAGATTATCACTAGCTTACAATAATTGGTACGAAGTAAGACCTGTTATGGAAGATGAGAATAGCCCTTATTACAAATATGTTAATGCAGGTTTGTATGATGACATCTTCTTTGACCCTGATGATTTAGATGAACAATTGTGTTTAGCATTTATTGAATCAGAAAAATTATTTGACAAAGAAGAAGAGGAGGTTGTTTAAACAATGGTTGGAGGAATAATGAAGAACAAAGTAGAACTAACTATCTTTATGGACATCTTTAAGGTAGAGATACCTAATGGATTAAGTGAAGATAAGATACAAAAGAAAGTACATAAGCAAGTAATGAAAGCAATAGCACAAGATAAAGTTAGCTATTCATGGATAGGGAAGTAGGTTGTTTAAACAATGAGTGAATATTTTGCAGAAATATATTCTCTTGATTACGAAGAAGATGGAGAAGTAAAGACTGTATTTAGTGAGGACAAAGAGAAGTTAGAAGCTCTATTAGTTGAATGGGAATTTGATGGACAAGACATAAGCAATGATGAGATTAAAGAACATAAGTTTAATCATCTTTGTAACTTGTTATTGTATGTCAATTATAAACTAGGAACAGAAAAGATTTTCCTACTCAATGGGATAGAGTCTTAATTAAATCTTAAGCGTTTGGAATAGAATCGTAAGAGAACTACGAACAAGGTTTATCCCTTAGACCTAGTTGAACACCACTCGCACTTCTATAAATGTTATAAAAACTTGACATATAAATGACAAAGTATGCTAACATTATATTAGGAATTACATAGGAGATACTATGAGATACCAAGTTACAGGCATTTCTATCTTTGGTGGTAGAGATGAATGGGAATATCAAACAAAAGAGGACGCTCTTATCAAAGTCAGAGAACTTAAAGATATAGGCACTTACTTAGTTTATTTGGTAGAAGTACAAATAGAAACTGTATAAGTAATTAGTCAGCAAAACAAAGGAGGAACTATGACTGATAAACCAAACATGTTTCAAGAACCTAAAGTCTTGAAGACATGGGCTATTAATTTAGCTAACGCATTAGGAGGACAGAGAGTAGATAAGTCTGCAATCTTAGTGCAACTTAATACAAAGAAAGTAAATATATTATTAGATGAGTTTGTATTAGCTTACAACAATCAATATATGAACATGCAAGAACAAACAAAGGAGGAGGAAGAATGATGAAAGAACTAATAGCCAAAGCTATTATCATTTCATTAGTAGTTGGTACATTTAGCACAATGTTTTTAGCTATTGGAACTTATATATATCTAACTGTTAATGAATATTGGTTTAAAAGATTATCTGATGAAAATGATGTAAGAGAACATATCAGTTTAAACAAGTTATCAGATGACTTTTTGCGTGAGTTAGATGATTATAAAAATGAAATAGAGGAGTAATGATGACAGAACATCAATGGATAAATAATGTTTATTATCCTAATGGAATCAAAGATGATTTAACAGGAATGGATAATGACTACCTTGAGGGTGTGCTTAAACTTCTTAACGATAAGATTAAGAAGAGTGAAAGTGCAACTCAATTATTAAGAAAACAAAGAACAGGCGTAATCAAATACGCATTTAAGAATGGTCTATCAGCAATCAAGATAGGCGAAATACTAGGAATGAGTAGGCAAAGTGTCTATGCAATCGTTGAACAGGAGGATAAATAATGGCTAAGTTTAACTTAGAAGACTTTTCTAAAGTAAAAAACTTTAGAAGTGAAGAAAAGAGAAAAGAGTTTATTAATGCTTGTATTAATTTACAAAAAAGTGGTGTTACAAAATATGAGTTAGCAAACTTATCTAATGTAAGTAGGCAAACTATTTCTAATTGGTTGAAAGAGTTTGGTTTTACATCTACAAGAAAAGAAACCTCTACACGCAGAGGATATTACAAAAGAAGTGAGGTGGAATAATGGCTAAATTTAATTTAGAAAATTACGAAACAGTAGAAGAAAGATTAAAAGTATTTTGGAAAGACAATCCAAATGGAAGAATCAGTACTGAAGTAGTGCATGTTACTGATGATGGAACTTGTGTGACTATCAAGGCATCAGTGTTTAAACAAGAGGGTGATATTACACCTGTCACTACAGGCATAGCACAAGAAACTAAAGGTCAAGGTGGGTTTGCTAATACTGACGCATGGGTAGAGAACTGTGAAACCTCTGCAATAGGTAGAGCTTTAGCTAATTGGAAGTATCAAGGTAGCAACAAGGCAAGACCTAGCAAAGAAGAGATGTCTAAGGTAGGTAATAGCACACCTCTAAAAGAAAAAGAACAAGAGGTTGCTAAGACAACTGCTGAAAGTGTAGAGAAATTTACAAAAGATATTGGCGAAGAAGTTGTTGTTGCAGACATCTTAAACATTTATATTGATGGATTTAGTCAATCTAAGAAAGTAAAAGACAACGCTAAGAAAACTGCTTACGAACAAACAGTTAAAGAGGGTGCTGATACTGATGTAGAAAATTGGAGTTCAGAAGAAAGAGAGATGTTCTATGCTTTCTTTGAGATAGCTGTCAATGTATCTGAAGTTATGGGAGATATTAAAGATATATCTGAACAACTAAAGAAGTGTCCTAAATGTGACAAGTCTGAACATATCATAGACAACAGAGAAAAGAAAGCAAGTGATGAAAAGTTCGCAAACATTCCTGATTTCGCTTGTTCTAATTACAACGCTGATGGTTGTGGTTGGGGTGGATATATAGGTGGTAAAGGCGACAGAGAAGTGCCTAGCACATGGCTATAAGAGATGAGCTAGATAAACCTGACATGACTAAGTCAATTGAAAGATTGAAGAATAGTCTTAAGGCTAAATATCCAAATCATAACTTTGATATTCCTGCAGGATTTGATACTAAATGTAAATGTCCTGCAGGTTGCAATGGTATGGGCAACATAACCTACTATGACAATGATGGAAACATCTTTTGTGGTAGGAGGTTTAAACAAGCAGAGGAAAACAACCCATATAATTGGGAATATAGAGAGTGTCATGCTCTCTTAAGAAAAGGAGAACAAGGAGGAACAACTGATGAGCTCCCATTTTGAAAATATGTCTGAAGAACTACAAGAGTTTTGGTCAGACCAAAAAGATAAAGGAAATGTAAAGCATGTGCCTAGGTCAGGTAGATGTATGTTATGTGGAAGACATCTAACAACTAAAGATAAAGACCATAGTGTTTGTAATTTATGTTGGGAAGAATTAGGAGAAGAAGAATGAAGTGTAAATATTGTCAAGGGCAATTAAGAACAGGCTATCGTAATGGTGAGAAAGATGAAGACCTAGTTGCATGTGATAATTGTGAGAAACAATGGCTAACTGATGAGCTATTTGGTGAGCATTAATGGAACATCATGAACAAGAATATCATGACAGAATCAACAAAGGTGTAGGCAAAGACGCTGAAGATATATTTGAAAAACATCTAGAGAGTTTAGGATTATACAGTCCTAAAGATTGGTTGAAGACAGGAACAAGTCCATGGGAACATGAGATAGATTTGTTTTGGTTCTATACAGATATAGTTCTTGTTCCTGATTACATCTTTAATAAGAATAAGAAGTTATATCTAACTGAAGTCAAGGGTACTAAGAAGATTAAAGAAGTTGATATGGATAAGCTAAAACAAATGCACGATAAAGCTAAGTTGTTTAAACAAGTAGAGGTAGGTATATCTTATGTCAATCTACAAACAAAGAAAGTTAAGTGGTATGGGTATGAACAAGTTGAAGCAATGTGGAATGCAATAGAAGAACTACAGTACTACCACGAAACAGATTTCAAAGGTAATAAAAAGGGATATAAAGAATTACCATTCTAAAGAGGACAGTAATTACCCCAACCTTTATCACTAATTGTAAATGTTAATACTCCTGGGTGCGACCAAAGTCCAGTTCTCTCTGTAAAGTCAATGCTCTTATCAATGCTAGGAGCTTGAAACCAAGTTCTATCTCCCTGTTGTTTCATTCTTAAGTGATGATAATGACCAGTCACTAGGATTTCGCTTTCTCCTGGTGGTAACCAACCATACATCTGACCTTTCCACCAATTCTCTATCTTACTTTCAGGATTACCTCCATTTCCTCCAGTCATGTGACCATGAGTAAAGCTAATCTTCTTACCTTTGATAGTTAATGTTTGATGAAAGCTATCAGGAATATGTACTTCTACTTTTCCATAGCGTTCAGGATTAGCATTCATTATTTCTTGACAGATTTGCAAGTGCATAGTATCAGAGTTATCTAATCTGCTAGTAGATACTTGACCTTTACTTGTCCTTGACATCTCACCATGATTTCCAGGCACACCTGCTAGTACTAGCTTAGGTGCATGAGGTAAGAATGTATCAATGGTTTTCATAATCATTGCTCTAGCTAAGGCGTATTGCTCAATCAATGACAGCGTAACATTGTGAGGTTGGGATTCGTAGAAGTGAGGCGTACAGTTTTCTGTAAGGTCGCCAAGTCCTACCATATAAATCTCATCTATATCTACTCCTAACTTACGAAGTGATTTGATTTGATTTATCCCATCTTGTAAAGCTCTATCGTATCGTTTGATTGTATTCTCCACGCCATAGTCTTTCTTTCCTAGTTGCCAGTCAGACATAAACCACATAAATGCAGTATCACCTGCATTAAAGTTCTTAGTTATAGGTGGTTTCTTACCTGCTTGTTTAAACAATGATTGAAAGTACTTGTCATACCCTGGTCTTTTCTTCTTTACAATACCTTTAAAGGCATAAAAGGTTTCTGTTTTACCACCTTTAAGTTGGACATTCCAACTAGAAGCACGAACTGAACCCTCAATCTCGTAGTGTTCAGGGTCAAAACCCCATTCTTTTAATATTGAATCAAATTTATTTCTATAATCAGGGTCTGTTCCAACATGTGTGATTTCGCCTAATCCAGTTTGTTCATTGACTTCAAGTCCTGGTTGCCACCCTGACTTAAAGAAATTATTACCCCATTCTTCAGGAATGTTTGGCATACTTCCTCCTTTTGCCCTGTTACTTTAAGTATACAGTGCTAGTGAGATAGTTTTTTATTTAGAAACTTTTTTAACTGGTGTTGCTAATTGCTTTTTAGCAAACTCTTTTAGTACAACCATAGCTGCAGATGCACCTGACATAGCAGCTAACTGCCATAGTTCAGCATTAACATCTACTAATGGTCCTACTGTAAGGACTCCTAAAAATGCTTGAACAAAAGTCCAAAGAGTTTTTTCTAATACCACTTTATATTCTTCACTCATTGTATTATTCTTCCTAACTTTAATTTGTTTTCTATATTCTCTAGTTTAGCAATAATTGTATCTAATTTCTTTTGAATAAACTGTGGATGTATCATATCAGGACCTGCTGCATTAGATAAATCTTCAGCAGTTATGTTAGTAGTTTTCTTTAATGCTTCTGTATCTACTTTATCCCACTCAATAATCCATTGTCGCCAGGTATCTCCAGGACAAGCAGTTTGTTTAAAAGAACTATGAGGTCTTAGCTCTCCTTTGACTTGTGAGTATAGCCACTTAACAGATTCAATAGCTTTATCTGATGGCTTGTCTGTAGGATTGACACCACCCAACCAACACACAGCAACATAATGCTTGTTATTAAAGTTAATTTCTTCCCTACTA